AATATATGACTTTTGCCGTTTCTTTGGAAATGACAGGGTAGCCATATTTTGAAAGAACCTGCGGAAACGTCATTGACGGGTGCAGTATTTCAAGTTCAACGGGAATTTTATATTTCGCTTTCAGCCATTCCGCAAAATCCCGAACGAATTTTTGGATTTCCGGGTATTCAAGCCCCGTATTTACGAAAACAAGGCGCAGAGGGTCTTGTCTTTTCGGGCAACTGAACACTTGATACACGCGGGCGGCAAGGTCTGCTAAAACGGTACTGTCTTTGCCGCCGCTGAATGAAACGTAAACGTTCCAGTCATAACGGCCCAGCCATTCGATCAGGCGGGTTTGTGTGACTTGAATTTTCCGTTGGAGCGTCCAAGCACGCATGGTTTCTAAATCCTGCTTTGTGTAGCGTGTTTCTTCTTCCATCTGTCCCGCTCCTTTACGCGCCGTGCGTCCAGATTTCTTCAATTTGCTTCCGGCAGTATTCCGGGCCGTTCAAGTTGACCCAATCACTGATAATGGCGCGGTCTTCGTCTTCACGGTGTTTGTCGATAGCCTTGAAGTTCTCTTGCAGGGTGTCCGGGTCAAAGTATTTCACGCTGGAACCCGTACCGTGGGCCATAACCACGCGAACAGCAATACAAGCCGCGTCCGCGCAAATTTCGATACGCAGGTTTCCAAACTCCATGAAGTACGCGCCGACGAATGACGTACTTTTCGTCAGGCCGCGTGCGGTCCCGAACTCCTGCATTGCGAGGGTACGGGCCGTCTTCGCCGTCAACTTGACCCCGCCGGGGTACTGTTTCTTTCGGCTCATACCTCCGCCGCCTTTCCGCTCTCCTGTGACAGCCACCAAAGCGGATTGTTCCGCTTGTCCTCATACGGGCAAGGGCTACCATCGTCACAACTGACTTTCCCGCACCCGGCGCAATACTTCCGCTGGAATGCTTCGTCCCACGGCGCTTCAATGACGGGCAGGCCCCGCAAAAAAGCGCCCAGCGTTTCCGGGTTCTTCGTGATTTCTTCAAAATTGTTCACCGTGGAACCTCCTTTACGAATTGACCGCGGATTTGCCGCGGCGTTTGAAGTTTTCTTGTACGCGCTGTTGTGCAAGAACGGGGTTGTATGCTCTCCGCTGGTTGCGGTCAAGCCCGCCCGTTTCGCCACGTTTCAACTCCCGGTAGACGGTAGCCGTTGCCATACCCAGCCCATCGGCGATGTCTGCCACCCGGTCGCCGTTCAGGTATCGTGTGGAAATCTCCTTGCGGTCCTGAAAGTCTATATATCTGTACTGCCGCACCATTTCACCCCGTTTCTATTGTGTTTTAGCTCTGTTGATGGTAAAAAAATAAATGCGATAGAACGCGTACCCGTCATTCGACGTGGTATTTGTTCTTTCGCATTTAATATTACAAGCCGCCCCCGAGGCGGAAAATGGAAAAACCACTTGACAAATGCGAAAAAGCCCTTTAAAATATGGCTGTTAAANATCGAAAATGTCAATAGTAAATGCGAAAAAAATATAAAAAAATATAATCAGGCTTCCCGCGCCAATTCTTCAAGGCATTCCGCAAACACGATTTCAGCAGTTTTCCAGCCCAATATTTCACGCGGATAGTTGTTCATCCATTCTTCGGCTTTCTTTACTTCCGCTCGACTGGCCTTATTGAAATCAGTCCCTTTCGGGAACTTCCGCCGAATCATTTTGTTTGCACACTCATTTGACCCGCGTTCGCAACTTGTGTACGGGTGGCAATAATACATTTTGGTTCGTCTGCCTTTCCGTAGGATAGACCGTTCAAGGCTCTTCACGTCGGAGAACTCCCCGCCGTTGTCTACGGTGATTGTCTGGAACACGCGCGGAAACAGCGCCCCGAACCTCCGTTCAATACGGTTCAAGGCGCGAACGGTGCTGATTGCGGTTCTGTCGCGCATTTTCTCTATAATTTCTTTTCGTGATAGGCGTTCCGTCAGCACCAACAGGGCGCACGAGCCGTCCTTGCCGGAATATACAGTATCCATTTCCCAATGCCCGAAAGTGATTCTCTGGTTAATCACTTCCGGGCGTTTTTCTATGCTCTCTCCGCGCGGTGCGCGTTTCGTCGTTTTAACTTTGTGATATGGACGCTTCCGCTTCGGCTTTTCTGGTAAGTCTTTATTCGTCAGGTTCAGAAACACACCCTTTTCAATGTAACCGTAAAAAGTGCTGACACAAATAGATGTTTTGAATGTCCGGCCCTCTATCGTTATGTCAGCAAGGGCCGCGGCAGGCGAACGGGCTTCTTCGATGACCTTTCGTTCCAAATAGTCAGCAAGTTCATGGTCGTTTCCGATTTTCAACGGCGCACCTTTCGCCGCGAGATTTTCACGGTATCTTTTTTCTGCTCCGTCCGGGTTATAGCGGTCTTCCATAATCCATGTATCGCCGTCCAGATGCTCCCAACGGGCGCGTTTGATTTCTCGATAAATCGTGCTGACATGAACATGAAGTTCCGCCGCAATCTGCTTCGGCGTATCGCCGCGGTTCAAACCGTATTCGATTTTCCGTCGATCTGTAAGCTGTAAATGACTGAAACAATGCCCCATGCTATAACCTCCCAAAATGCGAAACCCGCCCAAGCTATCAAGCCGGGCGGGTTTTGTTCCTCTTTTCAGCGGTTCCCCGCAAAAAGATTATAACAATATTTTTATACTAACGCAAGTATAAAAAACTATTGCTCATTTTCTGTCAGCCATTCCATAGATACGCCAAGTATCTTCGCAAGCACCGCAAGTTCATAATCGGTCACAAAGCGGGTCCCGATTTCAATTCTGCTTACGCTGTCCCGCTCCATTGTAATTCCTGCAACTTGTAGACGCGCCGCAAGGTCTGTTTGCGTGATATTCAGCCGGGCGCGTGCTTCTTTGACGCGATTTCCGCAAAGGTTCTTTCGTCCCTTGTAGTCGTATATCTTCAACCGCCGATTCCTCCTTTTGTGTTAAAGGTCTGCATTTTTCTTGACTTTAGCACAATAAGCATTGATAATTGTGTTAAAGGTCAGAATCCAGAAAAAGCAATGGTCCCGGCCTTTGAAAATAACGCAAGCCGCCCGGACGCTGGGCGGCAGAACGGAGGATTCCACATGAAAAAGGTTCTATCTCTTGTCCTTGCGGTGGTGCTTGCCGCGTCCCTCTCCGCCTGCGGCGGCGCTCTTGTCGATCTGGACACGCCCAAATCGGAGGAACTGACGGCGCAGTATGATTTTTACCCCGATGCCATGAACACCATTCGGGCGGATATGAAAATCACTCCCGAACAGGCCGATGAAGTCTTTATCATTCTGACTTCCTGCGGCCTTGATGGGAAGATTACAAGCATTTCCGAAAGCAAGGGCGCGTATACCGTCTATTACGGCGGTTCATCCCTCGACGTTGCACTTTCTGACGGCGCGGTTGAAGCCG